TTTTTTTTTTTTTTTTTTTTTTTTTTTTTTTTTTTTTTTTTTTTTTTTTTTTTTTTTTTTTTTTTAAAATAATGAAAAGCTAGGCGCGTTAAAATTACCTTAATTAATTGTGCTTTAAAATAGCCAAAAGGGCCAACTATCAATAAAAATTCGTTAAAATTATAAAGCGAGGGCTGCCATCAGCAGAGGGGTAGGGGGCCATGCATGGGTTGTTCCAGCAGAATGGTCAAGTTCAAAAATGGGTCAACAGTAGGGTCGGAGATCAAGAATGGTCAAGCGGTCCAAAGTCGGGCAAACATCAAACAAAATCATATCCAGTGAGAATGGCCATATGGAAGGCGGGACACAAAAGCATCCCCGTGGTCAGGCAAGGCGGTCATCAAAGAAGACAACATCATTGTCATCGTCGTCGTCAAACTCCAGGACAGGGTCCCAGAGATCACGAGGGTACATGGCACCGGCCACACTCCAATCGACAATGCCAAGATATGTCTCCCAGGCAGCACGCCAGAAGGGTACGTTCACCTGAAGTGAACCTCCCTCCAGCATGCGCTTACAGGCAGCAAACTCGCGGTCATATGTCTCCTCACCCCAAGCGGAGAGCTCTATGGCCAGCGAATAGACCTGATCATCAAAGGTCTTGGAGCTACGCATCCACATCAAGGACTGGCGGATGGTGTCGACGGACAGACGCATTGCGATACGATCCGAATGGACAGTTGCTATCTTGAAGAATTTACGCTTCAGAAACTCAACTTCATCCAAGGGAACCTCGAACACATCGCCCACCTTACTTGCAGGGGTAACCTCCATGCCAAAGGAGGTAAAGATTGTCTCTTTGAAGGCTGGTCCCAGCTCTTCCTCGGCGTTGTGAGCAACAATACAATCATCCCCATAAACCACAATCAAGTGGTCATCAACGTGCTTGCGAAACTGATCATCCCTTTCTCCAAGTCCAAAAATCTCCAGGAAGGCATACTCAAGGACCAGAAGATTACACAGACAATTAAGCACGGTGGTGCAGGGGCTACCCGAAGGCATTCCTCCTTTCACGGTCCAAAATTCATCAGCCACCAAGTGCTTCGATGTAATCACAGTCTCATGCAACAACTTCACTTTATCTTCATCATGATGCAAACTGGCCAAAATTTCAACTGCATTACGCATGAGCATAGCGGGGAGGCTGCCATCAAACCTGGAATAATCAAGAGCCATAAAAGTGTGGTATTTATTGAGCTCCAAGAACAAACCATGTCCATCAGCAGGTGGATTTATACCAACCGCAATTCCAGTGTCCTCAGCCGAGGACTCATACAAATCCGAGTAGATTGTGCTCATGTACATTCTGTAAGCCACCACATAGTCCAATTCGGCAGCTTCTATGACGCGCGTTTTACCAAGCGCCACTTTCTCTAGGGATCGCAGCTCATCCTTACAGACTGTGTTAAAAAGCGTCTGCTTCGTTTCACCCGCATCAATAGAATCAATCCATGCCTGTACATCATTGCGCAACATGTCGGAAACCCAAACTGAGCCATCAACATTTATGCGGTACAGGTCTGTCTTTTTCATGCCCAATTTTGTGTACTTGAATCCTGGAGAAGTGGTTGGATCAATTGGGTTGCAGCCGCAACCTGTTATGGCTTTTTCAATTGACACCATGCGACCACGTGACACGTGGGAAACCAGACGATCCTTTATCTTCTGCATTGCAAAAGACATAATCGTCTCATTTGCTGTGTAACGGTCAACACGATACTTTCCTGCATTATCTTTAACCAAATTGTCCACATTAACGGTGAGGCGACGATCTTTCTTGCTAAGGACGGCTGGCTCTTTGGTAACATCGAATGCACCATGGAACGGTGAAGGTCTGAGTGAACTTTTCCCTGGTTGGAAACTTGTCAAACCCGCCGCTTCACGGTGTACCACGATGCCTTCAAGCACCATCTGGATCGGTACGATGTCAAGCCTGACACCAGCACAGCGTTGTCCAGCTGCAGCTCCAGAATTGTGCAAGCCAATCATCTTCCAGGTTCCTTTAATCTTTTGCAAGATCAAAGAACCACAATCGCCTCTGGAATGTTTGCCAAAATATTTGAAATTTCCATAACGCACTCCGGAAAGTCTAGACACATCGGAGACCATCATAAAATAGTCAGAATCAACCACATTTGTCATAGGTCTAATTTCAAAATTGGAGCCAATTTTCTTTACAAGCACACAATCCATTCCATATTCAGGGGTTGAAATGGAATTCGTCAAATTTTTAAACTGTATACCTATTCCTTTGTGAAGTCTTATCCAGCACAGGTCCGTGTCACCGTCGTCAGTGGAGAAGACGGCCAATTCATACTCATCCTCCTCAAGTTCTAAGCTCATGTTTCCATATTGCACAGTCATCCGTCCGGATCCTATACCATGAGCGTAGGTGAGCAAGGAGTATCCAGCAAGCGCCAAACCCTGTAAAGGTACTTTGTAACCTGCCTCAAATTTTATTTCCACGATCGCATCAATTAAGTGCTGAAACTCGTGGGCCTGTGTGACAGGACTTTCTTTTGTTAAATGCTCAGGAACTGGTGGTGGTTGTGTCTTATTCCTGAGCACTTGTCTGACGCGGCGAACAGTGACTTTCTTCACATCAGTGCGCATGGCTTTGTCATAAGGCGCCTCTTCTTTGTTGGTTCCCAAATCCTTGAGAAAAGAATAAACGCCCCAAACAGTGCGCAACACAGAGACAACCATCATCACTCGTGAAGAAACCTCCACGACACTTTCACGCGTCCAACCATCCATCATGGTGGAAACCCAAGTTTTGACTGCCTTGCATGCATCTTTCGAGGCCTGAATAGGATGTCTCAACTTATCAAAAATTCCGGGTGGTTTGGGTTTCTCAAGAGACTGGATGATGTCATCAATTTCCTCGTCCTCGCCGGCCTCAGCCTGCAAGCGTTCACAGTCCCTTTTCATCACATCAATGAAATCCTTTGCAATCTTATCGTTGACGGCAACTTTGTGGCGCACAAATTCAGCAAGTTCCAAAAAGTTTAGTGTTTTCCAAGTGGTGCCGTCATCAAGTGAATAATTCCAGCAGGAGCCATCTTCAAAAGTTTTGTCAGCAATGGCCTTCTTTATATCAAATGTTTGTTCCCCATTCTTTGTCTTCAAATAATATGGTTGGGCAGCGAATTTAATTTGTTGGAATCTGCGGAGCAAGGCTTTTGGAAATTTGAGACCTGAATTTGAGACACAAGGGGTGTTCGCAGTAGTAACTACTACTTTAGCTTTGTAGTACATCCCCTTGTCCTCAAGCTCAGCCATGGGGACTATTGTCTGGGAACAGCCCATGAGTTGAAGGATCAGCATTGATTCACGCTCCTGTGTGTGGGCCATGAATTCATCAATGTAGTGGACCTGTTGACCGGAGTATCCATCAAGAAAATCTGATCCAGGGGCATGTGTAAAAACCTCAGTATCGAGGCTTTTTGCAATTACATTACAAATACGTGTCATCAGCACGGTCTTTCCCATACCTGGATCCCCATAAAAATGAATGCCAATTGGATCAGGTCGGATTGGGTCATCGGGTATTCTGTGGCCATAATTTAGGGATCTCAGCTGAGAAAGTGCCTGTGAAATTGGAAGTTGAAGTGGATGACGAGGAACAACTAAAGCAACCTTTTGATAGCCGACGAGTTTGGCCAAAATATCATCATGTTCATCTCGCTCCTGATTAGTAATTTTTCCCTCTTTGCGGCATCGCTGTTTGAGATCTGACACCGCGGCAACCAAATTTATGATTTCATCCAATTTTGTGTCAAGCAAAGTGTTGCAACGTACAACCCGGTCTGGGTTCAATTGTTTTTGAAGCATCTCGGCCAATTTGAAGATCTGTTTCATCCACCACTCAAGGCCTCTTGCCACCTTTGTCACATCGTCAAACAAACCTTCGGTAAACATGGGAGCATCACTGTCCAGGAGCTCAACCATGCGTCGACGATGATTTATGGCGATTTGTGAGTCGCCAGGTAACAAAAAATTCACAAGTGAAACAATGTTTGAATGTTGAAAAGCAGTCCAAAGAACAGACATGGCATCAATAGCGACCAGACCTGTGATAGCCATCACAGTGGTCGCTGAACAATCACGGGACAAAATCATACAATACAACAAAACACGTAGAAGACCCCTAAGAAGTGAAGCAGCTATCCCCTCCCCAGCATCTTTTAGCATCCTACGAACATTGGAGTCCTCAAGTACAGCACTCATAGCTCGAGCGTTGGCCACAGAATCTGGGTTGATTCCAAGCAGCCATTGCATCATTGTTTCAAAGCCAATCTCAGCATCCATGAGAGCACAAGTGTTCAAAGCATACATCATAGGTAAAATAGATTCAATGAAAGCATCAGAAAAATTTGTTTGATTGTCCAAATAAAAAAAACCAACCGACATTTGGGTAGCACCTGTGCGGAACAAGGCGCGGATGTTCTGACTGGACATCCAAAATCCCTTGTTATGGGGAAAAGAAAGTGGTTCAGTAGATGAAACAGTCAATCGCTCCTCAGAAATTGAAAAATCATTCAGAAAAAGAAGTTGGTCAGCAACTTGCAGGTAGATTGTTCGATCAGGTCCAAGAAAAACTTGGGATCGGGGTCCGGGATTTTGTTCAACGTCCCCCGATAACAACAACCTCATGCGTGAGTAGGCAGCTTGCACCAAGTCGATAGCAGAGAAAAAGCCAATAAGTGAGATAAGTGAAAAGGTCCTTAGCCTCTTCCATCCAGGTCTCATAGAGACTATAGTTACGGACAGAATAGCGTTTTTGTATTCTTCATCAGATTCCATAGTGGAATCTTGAACCAAATGGTGTAGAGCAGGAATGGCAGAAGAATAGCTGTCCAGAAAAGAATCTCTGACGTAAATCACACGCCAGAACAAGCGCTGTGGTTGTATCGCCCATTCAAAACCCCCTTCACGATCATACACAGGAACCATGACCCTCCCATTTCTAGCGATGGCGAGCCCGCCATCGGATCTCAACACAAACCAGGGTCCTGGGTTGCTCTCAACATCTCCATCACGTGTTAAGTCACGTTTGAAAGGGTAATCATCAACGACATCCATAGGGGATCGGGCAGCGCGGAAAGAAAAATCAGCATCATCATCGAAATCATCGTCACGATCAGTCTTGGAAGCCGGAGGCGATTGTAGAAAATAAAATCTGGTGTTTGAGTCAAATGTAACAGAGCTCCTGACAGTGTAGCTAGAGTCGTCAGGTGAGGAAAGAAGGATTTTCCCATAGTCGGAAGTAGAGACAAAAGGTGTCAACACATAAAAAGGCACACAAATGGAAGCAGCAGTTTTGGGCAACATACAGACAGCACCTTGAGAAAGAACCTCAGAGTAGTTGTCCTCTGCATTCGTTCCAAGATCAGGAGCCAGGTAGGAGTGAGCCGCAAATAACGGTCCGTCGCTAGTGTGGACAACATGAAGTGTCATGTCGCCTGAGCGATATCGAAAAAGTTTGAAGACCGATAAGAACGATTTCTCCGTTTGGATTAGTTTGTAAGTGTTGTCTTTGACTGTTGCTGTCATGGGTTTTAGGGCGTGGGCCCGGCCGAATAAATTGGACAAAAGCATGTGGTCTGATTTGATTTGATCTGGAATTCTGACTCGCACATTCCTGAAAACTGGTCGCTTGGCCCGATGAGCGGTTGATGCCTCATCCTCCAAATTGGTGACTGGTGGCTCAACCTCATCGTCTGACCCCGCCTCAAAGCCTACGGCCCCATGGCGTGGGTAAACAAATGAGAATGACTCAGAACCCCCAATGTAGAAGAGAACACGAACTGTAGACACACAAGCTGGTGTGTAGGTCAAAGGATTGAGGACAAAAACTGCAAAGCGACCAAAAACCCCATTAATGGGGCGGTATGTCTGCTGACATACATAAGGCAAGGTGAACCGAACAGTTGTTTTGCCCCCGAGATCGAGCACTTGTGTAAAACCATTGTTGATGTTCTCAATTTTCAGATCTGCATCTTGATTGTCCTCGCCTGGAAAGAACACAACAAGGAGTTTCCCCTGATTCAAGCGTGAACTGATAGTTTGAATCGTCACGGTAAGATCACCCTTGTAGCCAAAATAAAAATTTGAAAGAAAACCCAAATTTGTCTTAACAGAAATGCCACCAGTGGCCTCATCAGCTGCAAGTTTGATATTTGTGATAAGCAAACGTTTCCCTATAGTGTCTGTGTAAGCCCAGTCAAGACCCATCCAAAAAGACTCAACATTTGTGACCTCTCTCAATGATCTGAAAGCAGAATCTCCCACCACTGCAACGTCAGATTTGGATTGCTCCGATGTAAGCCCCATCCGGGGTCTGAGAGCAGTGTGGTGGCGGGAGGCAAGAAACATAGAACCAGCAGCTTCCTCCACTCTAATCACACCAGGTGGTGACTCGAGCACATTGAAAGCCTGGAACTCTGGGGAAAGCAATTTGCCGTACAGAGTCCAGTTTGCCTCCTGGCCTCCAGAAGCAGGAACGCGAAGTTGGCCAAGAACATAAAGAGCAATGGTGCCGTTGTTATCATCGTCACCGGTGATCCCACAATACTGTGTCAGATTTATGTAGGGAATTTTCAGTCTAGCCGATGTGTTTAGTGAACAATTGATCATTACATGTGGAAAATTTCGAAATGTTTTGAATTGAAAGTGGGCACCTTGGGGAATATACACAAGGACAAGGGCTCCAGAAAAGCCCATGTTAGCGTTGACAACCAAATTGAACTCATAATCTGAGCGCATCCAATGGTAATTTTTCATGAGATTGTAGGTGGGATACTTACTTGAGTTGAAAATGTCTGGAAGTTTCCACTCTTTGAGTTTTGTCTCTGCGGTGCTACTAGTAGCCCACGTATCCGCATCCAGTCTCAGGTACCGCTGAATGTTCATCTGCCCTACCTCTTGCTCCACAGTTGAAGCAGTTAGGGCAGGAGGTGTCTCCGACACATCATAGATCTGGCTCTCAGCAACCGCTGACTGATCAGAAATAACGACATTAGGTGCCTCAACTGGGGCAGGGTCGTCTTTCATCAAACCGGCAACTGCGTCTTGAGCTGAATCAACAATGGTAGAAGCAAAAGAAGTGGTCAAAGAAGTCATTATATCCATAAATAAAAACAGCCGATCTTATCCTCATTGTAGTGCGTCGGCAGACGCCCTGTCAGGTTACATAGTGCAATCCAGTGGGACCCCTCCCCCCGGCATACTAAATCTAACGGGTACAGCCCATTGCGTAATACGCAAATCGTTATCATTAGTCACTACTCAACTACAATAGAGTCTGTCAATAGTCCTCCAAACAGCAGTGGGACCCCCCAAAAGCCTAAGAGTTTTCAAGACAATTTCATGCACAAATGGTATTTTCACAGAGTTACTTCTCACCATTTGGCAGGTTAAAAACTTAGTTACTCAATTTTGCTTAAACTAAAATAAAACACGGATAAAGTCCGGGCGAACTTAGTTAAGAAAAGAAAATAAAGAATCGAAGATATTAAAATCCTATACTAAGTAACCCGTAAGTGGGTCATGCTACCACTTTTCCCAGCGTGGTTTGCTGTAAATAGTGCTCAGGGAAAGGCTCTCTTCTGTAGTTGTATTTATGTGCTGTGATTATCTCTCTCTTTCCTGTAGCT